GACACAGCTTTCGGTCCTATACATCCACAGTTAGTACCTACTTGTCTCACAGAAAAAATAAAAGGTGGACCTACGAATTGAATAACATAAGCCGCTTGATCTGTTATACAGAAGACGTAATCTTTACCTTGTATGGCAGCTACAATCTTGTTTCCTGTATCAAGTCTAAAGGTACCCGCAGTATTAGTCGCGGACGGCGCATACGTATTTAAATCTTCTTGATTAGAAAATCTTACAAACATTGGATCTTGTGTTAATGAATCACCGATAGTTGTTTCTGTTCCAAAATGAAATAAATGTCTATCTCTATCAGATACTAAAGTTAATCTTGATTTGGTTGGATTGTTTGTCGTGTTAAAATTAGTTGTGGTTTGAGAAGCACGAACTGCTCTAGGTGTAGCTGCCCCTGCATCCCAAGTAAAAGTTTTTCCATTAAATATTGTAGCAACTAAAACTTCACCAAAGTTATCAAGGCTCCAGTTGCCTGGATCCAGAATCACATTACTTGTTGTTCTAGCTGTTCCCCATGTTCCTGTGTTCCATTGATACGTACCCCATCCATAACCAGCTGTTTGAAACGTAGGTCCTACTTCTTCATAAGGATTAATACTAGCTGATCCAGAAGCAGACGCAGCCCCACTTGCATTAACTCTCATTTGAATTGTAAATGTATCACTGTTAGGTACAGTTAATATTTCAAAAGCACCTGTCGTAAAATCTGATGCCACATATCCTGTAGGTGGGGTCACAGATGAAAAGGTTACGTACCTTCCTTTTTCTAAACCATGCCCTGTTTTATTAACAGTGACGTTATTTTGACTTGAAAAAGTATCAAAGGTTGCTCCGGTGATAGCTGTTGCTAAAGGGCTGATGTCATAAAAAGCTCCTTCGTAATATAAAAATAATCCTTGTGATGTTCCAATAGCTACATATTTCTCACCATTAAAACTAGTAAAAGCGTGTTGAGCTCTAGCTGCCCCTGGTAATGTTTCTTGAGAATCCGTAAGTTGCGTCCAACCACCTATTTTTTCAGGTAGTCCATATCTAAATCTAACAAAATCACCATCAACCCATTGACCTTCAGCCCCTGAGTCTGTTGCTTGTTTATTAAATCCGGGTTTAAAATTGAGCTTCTGTAACATAAGCCTCGTATTATATAGGGTTTTTAATTTTTTGGTAGTATTATATTCCAATCTAGCTTGGATAGCAAATCTTGTAAATGAACATCTTTTAATTTATTTTCTCTTAAATATTGATGTAATTCTTCTATATCGACAATAATATACTGATCTTTCATATCAAAGACCATCTTATCTGCTTTAGTATAAAAGCTCCCTATTTTACCATTATTTTTAATAGGCCTTAAATCAAATTTAAAATTTTGATTCAATCTGTTTTTAAGAATACCTCTTACATCCCAACCCTCTTTTTTTACAGGATAAACAACATCACTTAAATGTTTTTCTATAAACAATTTCATTACACATAATTAATGTTTATATTAAATCTGCCTTTTGTATTCGTAGTATTAGTACAGGAGTGTGTTTTAGAAGGATCAAAAAATAGGGCTCTGTTAGCTACTGATTTAATTACTTTACCGTCAGATAATATTGTACCTCCATCACATGTATTTAAAGAAAATATTAAGCCCTTATGCTTAAATTTATAATCTGTGTGATGTTCATATGTTACTTTTTTATTTGTTGCTGGATATAAATTTCCTTTAATTCTTTTAATAGAAAACCATTTAAATTTTGATAATATTATTCTTTCAATAATATGATTATGTCTGCTTTGTGTAACATCCGTAAAAAAATTATGTGTAAAATAATATTCAAAGGGATCATCAAGAACATTATTAAATGCTACTGAATTATTATAGAACCATGGAAAATTAGGTCCCATCATTATACTTTGTAATTCTTTTAATTCTTCTTCAGGTAAAAAGTTATCTACAATTTTCATTCTCTTTCTTTAAACCAAGCAGGCAATCCTAAATGTTTTTTCTTATCAAAAATATTAAATCTTGAACCTGGAGTTTTTAAATTATTGTAATGTAAAAAAACCTGCCCACAGTTTTTCCCTTTAAATTTTTCTCTCCAATGTTCTAATTCCATACCTCTATAAACTAACATGTCACCAGGATTTAAATTTATTTTAACGCCTTTTGCTTTACTAGAACTTGTTATTTTTTTCCAATCGGGTATTCCAACGTTTTCATTTGGACTTAAATATATTGGCCAATCATCTCCACCTAAATTAAGAGTAGTTGATATTTCACAACTAAACCTATCTTTATGTCTTTTTAATACATCACCTTTTTTATAAATTCTAGCATAAGTATAAGATGGTTGTAACTTTAATCCTGTTGTTTTTTCCATTATTGGTTGACACTTTAACATTAAAGTGTCCATTGCTGCATCTGAATATATAGCAAATGTGTCTGGTATTTGATCGTCCTTACCTTCGTAAAAACCATTTATAGTTTCAAAAGGACTTAAATAACGATATTGTATACAAGTATCGTAAACTTGTTTTTTCATTAAAAAATAATTGTAAAGATATATCGCTAAATCTTTAGATATAGCTTTTTTTATTACAGTATATTTTAATTTTTTAAAACTCATATTGCGTTTCCACTTACAATTAATCTATTATTACTTTTATTTAAAGGAACTTCGTGAGGCATAAAACCTGGAAATATTAATAATGTGCCAGGTTTAAAATCAAATTTTATTTGCCTATTATTATTAATTAAAGGATAACCTATTTCATGAAATATGATGGGAGAAGAGTTTTTATCTCCATCAATAAACCATACAAAAGAATAATCTTTTTGAGTTGCAAAATGTGTGTGTATACTATGATAATCATTCTTTAAATATAATTGAATCCAACAATCTATAATATTTAATTTATGTTTTTTAAATATATTTTGTAAATTTTTTTTAATTACACTTAATAATTTTTTATCTTTTTTAAGAAAGTTATTATTATTTGTTTCATCTTTGGTTAATGAATATGATTTTATTTCTTTTAATAATTTAGAAGTTATGTCTACTTGTTCTTCAAAAATATTATATTGAAAACAATGCTTGTAACTCATAGTATTCTTTCTGGGTTTAAATAAATATTACCTGAAATACTAACCCTTGTTTTATTTGAAGTATAAAAAGGATAAACTGTATGTTGAGTTTTACTAGAAAAAAACAACATGGTCCCTTCATCTTTTGGAGATAAGTGATATTGATGAGTTGCTATTTTACCAAAAGAATTAGTGTATAAAAATTGAAATGTATTTGGGAATGGTGAATTAGAATGACTAGAAAAAGATAACTTTTTTTCTTTTTCATAATCTGCAGGTATATCTAACCATATTACAAAAGAATAAACGCCACCATGATCATGAACAGGATTAAACTCATGTTTTTTTTGAAAGTTTACCCAAAATCTATCTAGTTCATAAGCACAATTTTTTGTTAATACGTTAGGAACCAAAGCTTCTTTTATGCAGTATTTTTCAAAATCACGAATACTAAACAACAAAATTTTTTGAAAGAACCAATCATCTTTGTCTACTAATTCATATGAAGATTTTATATTACCTGCTAAAGTGTGATTATTCTTATGTTTTTTATCTTTAATGTAAGTTCTTAATCTATCTAAAGCTTCTTTTGGAAGTTTTTGTTCTAAAAAACCAACATTACTAAAGTGAATTAATTTACTTTCCATTAAAATTTTTTTGCCATTTCTTTTGGCACAGCTTGTATATTCCAATGAATAAATCTAAACGGTTCTATACCGTGATCTACTACAAACTCATGCTCTAAATAACCAGGGAAAATAACTAAGTTTCCAGGTTTAGGTCTAAAGTGAACTAAATCATTTCCATTAAGTATTGTTTCGCTAGGCCTCATTTTTAATTTAGTTGCACGTGCACCTGTTCTTGGTTCATGAAATACTGGATAAGAAGTTTTATCAGAACATTTTAAAAAATAAAAACCTGATACGTGTTGGTTCCAATGTATGTGTGCTGAATGATGACCACCACCTTTTTTAGAAAACTCTTGCACCCACATTTCAGAAAACATAACAGAGTACTGTTCCATATCAAAACCCTGTTCATTTAAAAAATCCCAAGATTTTTGACCAACATATTTTCTAAAATCTAAAAAATTATTATCTATTGTAAGTGGTGTTGAATGATATGATGTTCCAAAATCACCAAACCTTTTTATATATTCTTTATTAACATCCCTTTTCTTTGCAGCTTTAATATATTCATTAGAGTGTTTTATCAAAGATTTTAAATATTCAGGTCTGTCTTCTACCCAAATAGGCGTTTTAAAATAATTTATTTTTTCCATCTTATTTAAAAGGATATCCAAGGTTCCACATAACTAATGAATATCTTACTCCTTTCGTAACAGGTTTAACTCTATGCCAAACAAATGAGGGAAATACAATGATAGAACCTTTTGGTAATATTTCTGTTGCTATCTTTAAATGTTTAGATTCTTCTCTCATATTTGGATCATAATTTCTAAAATCAAACTCCAATTCACCACCTTCATATTCTGAACCATCCGTTAATTGACAAGTTACTGAAAGTTTTCTTATTTTACCTTGTTCAGGTCCTTTTTTTTCATAAGGTTTATTCCAACTATCACAATGCCAATCATAGTATTGATTTAATTTATATTTTGTAAATTGACAGGCCTCCGATCTATGCCATTCAAAATTCCATCCAGCATTTTTGTTAGCTCTGTGTACATATGGATGTATTTCTTTGTATATCCAAGTATCACCAAGCCATACTAAATCAGAATTTCTTTTTCTTTTTAAATCTATAATTTCTTTTTCTGTTAATTTTTTATCACCATAAGTACCAGTTTTTGCCATAGTTTCTTTTTTAGATAAGGCATATTTAATTATGTCATCACATATTTTTTCAGGTATAGCTGACTTAAAATACCAGTAATAATTATCGAATTGCATATTTTAAAATAATTCAAAAGTGATGGTTTGTACAAAATTTAAAGAGGATTTTTGATTATTAGATATTGTGTATATATTAGTTGAAGGAAACATAATAAAAGAATTATATTTTAATGGCATTTTAAAACTTCTACCTTTTCTTCTATTATCATCATAATAAATAGTCACATAACATTCTTCAGTATTAATTCCATATATACATGTAAAGTCAGGGGAATTTTTTAAATCAACAGGATCAACAGGAGACAAACAAGTATATTCTTCATTTGGAGTAAAAATATTTCCCCAAGTTTTTTTATTTATTAATTTTATTTGATATCTTAATTGAACATTTTCAATTATATATTTATTTAATTGATCCCAAGATTTACAAAAAACAGCGTCATTATTTTTGTAAAAAGATTTAAAAATATTTTGACACATTTCTAAAGGATCAACTTCATACCCTTTAGGTAACTTTACTATATCACTGTAAATAGCTTGTTCTGTTAATACTTTCTTTTTCATTCTAAGAATAAATATACTTATTTATAGCTTAAAATCAATATTTAATTATAGGACTTCAGGGCCAAGATCTGTTAATGTCCAAGATTGGTTGTTTTCATCCCACTCATAAGTCCATAAATGAGTGTTAGCTTCGTTTTGAGATTGTTGCTCTGCAGTTAAATCTGGTGCAGCTGTAGGTGGATCCCAACTTGCAGTTGAAGTGTTTTTTACCCATGATGGAAAAGGTTTTTCTCCAAAAAACATATTGTTTTCTGGATCCCAAATATAACCTATACCTGCATAGTTTCCTCTAAATGGAGTTCCCCCTTCTCTATGTGTATTATTTTCTGTGTTGTAAGAAGTTTGAATCCATTTTTCAGCAGGCCAATTGTTATGTGCTTGTAAATATTGTTGTCCTATAGATTCAGTTTCAACACCTTCACTATTTTGAATTTTTTCATTATCAATATAGAGAATTGATAGAACCTCATTGTCATCATTAATTTTTGCAAAATGTGCCATAATTATTGAAATTTATACCTTATTATTACTAAACCTGAGCCGCCTCCACCGCCTCCTCCTTGAGGGGGTTGAGTTGAACGTGCTCCGCCAGCGCCGCCGCCTCCGCCGCCGCCTCCGGTGTTTGTTGTTCCTGGACTTGCACTATTTGCAGAACCAGGGTTTCCTGGAGTAGCACCTGCACCATTTCCACCGCCATGTATAGCTGTTGTAAAAGTAGATGGGTTAGTAGAACTACCTCCACCGCCACCACCACCAATAAATTTTACAGTTGGTGAAGGACTAGGTACTCCAACGCATTTCATAATATCTGTTGGAAAACCTAAACCTGCAGATCCTGTTCTTGGATTTGGATCACTACTTAAATTAGCTGTGTTACCACCTGCACCGCCTCCATCTACTGCAGATGAAAGTCCTTCTGGTGTAGTAGGAATACCTGGATTTCCATGACTGTTAAAACCTTGTGGAGGACTAACTGGTGGTGTATTTCCTAAACCGTCAGTTGCTACTGCTGGACTAAAATTATTAGCATTTACTCCACCGCCTCCAGAACCACCGTTGGTGTTAGTTCCAGTCGAACCTGATTGAGGGTTAGTAGCTGCTCCACCACCTGCAGAGGTGATAGTTGAAAAAGTTGAATCAACTCCTTTAGTTGGTTTATTTCCAGAAGGCACTGGAACAGGGGGGTTAGCCGGTAATCCAGACCCACCTCCTCCAACACTAATTGGATATGCTTGAGCACATAAAGTTATTTCATCTCCTGATCTTGGAGAAGTACAACCAGGTGCACAATAATTAACTGAAGTAAATCTTAATCCTCCAGCCCCTGCGCCACCAGTACGGCCGCCTCCGCCTCCACCCGCTTGAACAATATAATCAACTTCTGCATTTTCACCTGCACAACTTACACAAAATGTTCCGGGACTTGTAAATGTATGAATTTTATAATCACCATCAGTGGTTATTGTACCACCTGTTGCTACTAAAGGTTTAAAAGCAGCGCCTGCTGTTATACCAAAACCTCTAGCTGCTCCTGCTCCAAATGATCCTATCAGTGGCATATTCTTTCTCCTCCTATTTTATTACGCAAACTGTGTTTGAGAAGCTAACACTGTGAATGTAGCTGATCCAGTTTTTATAATAGTGTATGAATAAACATCTAATGAACTTGCGTTACCTGCTGATGGCGCAGAGCCACCTTGGTATTCAGGGGTTACTGACGATCCATCAATTTGTACCGCTGAATTGTAGTAAGGTGTTGAACCTTGTTTTACAATGTGTGCAATAGTTATTGACTCACCTGTATCCATTATATTATCAAGAGTGTTTGATCCATCTCCTCTAATGTTTAATGTCCAGTTAGCTGCTGCATCTGAAGTAAAGTTCCAAACTGCTTGTGTAAGAACATCGTAGTTGATTGTTCCTGTAGCAGCTGTAGCTTCTGTTGTAACTTTTTCTGCAACGCTTTGAATTTTACCTTGGCCGTTGAAAGTTGCTCTTCCATAACCTTTAGGTGTTAAGTTTAAATCTATGTTTGTATCGTCACCAGTCGCAGATAAATTAGGTGCATTACCTGTTGCTGCGTTAGTAACTGTAAATTCATTAACTGCTGATCCAGTTTTTGCCATCTTGATGTATTCGTTATTTGAATCATCTTGAATAGAGTTTGAACTATCCATAATGATGTCTTGACCAT